GAAATCTATGATCAAATTCTCTTTTACCTATTTTTTTGTTGGTTGACAAAAGAGCCGCACCGTTAAAGAACGTCTCTTCTCCTCTAAATAAATGTTTAAAAACATGATTCTCATTACGATCATAATCATATTTGCCATCTCTAGGATCGAAGTATAGATCAAAAATACTGCTATCTGTTATTTCTATTTCAGGCCACAATACCCAGAATAAAGGTTGTGTTTCATTTTCTACTATGTCAACGTACTGATCGTAATCATCTATAACATATCTTCTGTACCTAAACCGAGAAACGTTTTTATCATGTTCTTTTTTATCTATTAGGTATCTTCGATCAAATTCTTTTTTTGATATAGGTTTGTTCTTTGAAAATAAAACAACACCAGAAAAATATGAGCTTTCTCCGTTGCAGGAATTTAAAAACATATGATTCATTGACCTATCATAATCATACTTTCCGTTACGTTGATCAAAGTAAAGATCGAATACAGACTCGTCAGTTATTTCTACTTCCGGCCATATACACCAGAACATAGGCTGTGTTTCACTCTTTAAAATAGATTCGTAATCGTCATAAGTTCGTATATTATAACGTTTATATCTAGAAACAGACACAACTCGATCATGTTCTTTTTTATCTATTAGGTATCTTCGATCAAATTCTTTTTTTGAAATAGGTTTGTTTTTTGAAAACAAAACTACGCCATTATAATAACTGCTTTCTAAATTGCATAAATTTTTAAATAGATGATTTTCGGATCTATCATAAACACTATGATGATCAAAATATAAATCAAAGACCGAATCATCTATGATCTCTACTTCCGGCCAGATGATCCAAAACATTTCAGTCGTAGATGACTCGAGAGCATCTAAGTATTCGTCGTATGTCTTTATGAAAAACTTATCGTACTGTTTAGGTCTAGAAATTTTTATATCTACTTCTTTCTTTTCTGTGAAAAATCTGTGATCAAACTCTTTTTTAGAAACTTTTCCATTTTTAGGAAATAAAACCACACCGTCATAAAATTCATTATTCTTAAACACATGAATTATGTGCTGATCGTAATAAGGAACATGATAAGTTAATTCTTTAATTAATTCAATATCTGACCAAACTACCCAAAACATATTTGTTTTACATTCATTTAATACATTAAGATATGCTTCGTAGGTATTGATATTATGTACTTCGAAAGGAAGAGGTTCGCTGGCTTTTATGTCTATTTCTTTCTTTTCTGTGAAAAATCTGTGATCAAACTCTTTCTTAGTTATTTCTAACTGCTTAGGAATTAAACAGATGCCATCATAAGATTCACCGTTTTTAAAAATATGCACGTACATATCATCCCACTTTGTAGATCTATATTTTTTCAAATCAAAATCATCGTCTAATATTAAATCATCCCATACTATCCAAAACATCTTAGTAAATGTTTTTTGTTTTATTTCATCAATAGATTTAACATTTTCTAACTTAACAGACAAAGGATACTTTTCATGGAATCGTTTCCATGTGTCGTCATCTATGCAATTTTTAGAAACAAAAAATATATCATACATTTGTAGGTACCGGCATTTTGAAATAGGTATCATTAAGATTCATGGTTTCGTTATATAAATCTAAAGTGTATTTGCTCTGTTGCTTATCGAGCCATGGCCAATCTAGTCCTAACTCGTGTCTTATTTTAGTACCGTAATCTTGTGCATCTTCTTCTACAAAAGTATGATTAACTGTTGTTTCATAGATTTCTCTCAGTACTTCAAAGTCTCGGACCTGTACATAATCCCAATCTGTGCAATTGGTCATATAGGTTCCCATCCTGGCGCCTAGTACAGCGTATTTTCCGTTTTCTTCGTGCATGCCGACAGTTGACCACATACGCAGTCTATGTATATTATGCCACCATATATGTTGTTGTATTTCTTGCGGAGGGACTTTTACTCCGTCAAGTAATGTCATTTTTACACCTTCTCGGAATCCTGCCCGCCATGCTTGGAAAGGACTTCCGGTAATTATACTTTCACTAAATGTCAAAGGAAAATTTCTATAACCATCTTCCCAACAGAAATCAACACGAGCTCTATCAGATTCGCTGGCCTCGTGTGTTCTCATGTTTTTTACAAATTCTTTGTTCCATATTTTTAATCCGCCATTTCCATAGCGTAAACCATTGATTCTATTTCGACCGCACCACCCGTAAACACGGATTTTAGGATCGCTCATATCTAAATCTATGTTAAAAAATTTAGGATCTACTATATTGTCAGCGTCGACGGTGATAAACCAATCAGTTTCACTCTGTTCTGCAGCAGCCTTGTGGGCCGCATCGCTGCCTTTTACTCCATGAATTCTTTTAGCCCAAGGAACTTTGGAGCACAAATCTGCGTAGTGTAGATCAGAATTGGATTCATCATAACTTAAAAAAATAATGTCAAATTCGATAACTTTCATTTGATATGTACCATATAATTTTTAAAAATACGCCTAGTATAAATGCTAAATTTTTCAGGTAAACTGTTAACACCGATAGTTTTAGTTTTTGAAATCAATTCATCAATCGTAATTGAAAACGTATCTATTAATATATTAGGATCATTATATTCGGTAATATAAAAATCCATAACCGTATCTCCGCTCCATGCACATTTTCTTTTTACTGGCATCGATGATTTTTTGGTTCCTCCATATTCGGTAGTCATCTGGATCTTGATTTGATGTTTTTTCTTTTCGCATAATAAAAAAATTTCGGGATCAACAATCGTCGACCACTCCTTTTCTATTATTCTATGGAGTATATCATCAATTTTTCTTATCTGATGTTTTTCTATAATATCTATAGATTTATTATGAAGGTCGGCGAAACAATGATGTATTCTAATTTTGCCTGATATAATTTCTTCTGCGAGATTTTCATCTATAGAAATCTTATATTTGGTATTCACAAAAGCAATAGAGGGTCCCACACTGATAATCATTAATGTGTCAGGATCGTATACCGCACAATATTTTACATTTTCAATCTCAGGAAAATTAAAAAAATCTATTTCTTCCATAAAATTTCTTCCAATATATTAACAATTTCATCAGTAATAATATCTTTCTTTACATAATGGACTATAGAATCGTGTTTATAGTTAGCTATTTTTAGTTGCCCAATTCTGTTCAAATAAAAACCTAGATGATTGGTCCAATCATCTGCCGGCCAAGGCCAGTCCTGTATCATCGGCTTCATATGAACAATTTTAGGAAATTCCATATCGTAAGAAATTTCGTCGGAGATACCTAAAATTTTAGAGGCAAGTGCGAAGACCTCATCTGTGCCTATTATCTTCGGTTTTCTTTTAGTTAAGAAATTATTAGAAAAATAATTTTGATTCTTTGTTATTAATCTCGAAAGCTCAAAAAATTCTTTGTTTTTATTTGAATCTTTTTTAAAAAACGTATACAAAGAATATAAGTTGGGCAATTGATTTTTAACAAAACATTCCCTGTAATAATCTGAAGAAACTATATCATTTCTATAATTGAAAACTTTATTAGGAACATAAAGGTCTATATCTTCTTCTAAAAAATAATCAATCCAATGACTATAATCTCTTAAAAATAACATGTCAACGTCGAGACAAACAGTATGATCCCAGGGAGTTAATTGGTCCATCCAGGCTCGTCCATCCCAAAACGTTTCTTGATCCCATTCGATTATCTCATCAAATACCCACACAGATCGAAATCGATCTAAAGATTTTTTATCGTCTATTACTAAAGCAACTTTATCATATCCTTGCTTCTGTGTGTTTTTAATGCTCATTGCCAAAGCATAGGCTAATTTTAAATAATCAATTTTATCGTTTTTAGACACAATTAAAAGATATCCAAAATTCATAATAACTTTAACTCTTTCTCGAATCTCAATAAATTCTGCTTATTCATGACATGGATATCTCGATCAAAAACACTGCATGCGGTATACGATACCCCGCTTTTGTCTTTGATTAAAAATGTTAATTTTTTATTTCCAACATTGATTAATAAATCAGTATCTAAAAATGTTTTAACTGGGGGCAAAAAATTTATTTCCTTTGTTGAAAATCCATTTAATATATGGACAGCAATACTAAAAGCTATATCATTCCTATATTGCCTAGGATCGAACCTAAAGAGATCTGCATAATATTGATAATTAGATGATATAACTTTACATAGATCAAAAAAAACTTTAGTTTTTTCGTTTTTCGTAAAGAAAAAAGTAGTAGCCCAATTAAGTTTTATTCCTGTATCAGAAATATATCTATCATGGTATCCTAATCTATCATTGGGGTCGATATCTGACGCAGATTCGGCAATTAAAAAGTCGTCGTCTAAATCCCAGTACTTGTTTAAATTATTCGATAACACTAAAAAATCACTGTCAATAACCAATGTTCTATCGTATGGGGAAAGATCCCAAGATAAATTCCTGTTGCTATTAATAAAAGGAATCCGTTCTGATATATCACCATCTTTGAGATTTCGTTGATTGGCCATGTTTGGTCGATCCGATATGATTATATTTTCAAAAATCTGAGAAAGAAAACGATATTCGTTATTTGATTTCGCCCATCGCACGGTATCATCGTCTGTAATTAAAGTAGCAGGCATCCCTAACTTTTCAACAGCTAATTTTCCGGATATGCCGGCTAATCTAGCGTAGTCAAGATATTGACTATTATGAGCAAAAATTAAAATTCCTTTTTTGATCATAGGTCTAGAAGCTTTTCTACTGATCTAGATTTTTTTATTCTTTCATTCTCGTTGTAGTATTCAAGAACACCAGCAAAATATCTATCTAATATTTCTATCTTGAATGTTTCGAGGTCTTTGACTAGTATAGGATTATGGTTATAATCTAATAAAGGAACATCGGTTTTTCTGTCGTTATCCAATAAAAATTGTACGAAACTTATCAATCCTCGATCAATTTTAAAGATACCACCACTATAACCAAAAGTCAATTTGGCATCTAGCTTTTCTCTGGCTTGATTTTTTTGTATTTCGAATGTTTCTTTATACTTAGCGAAATCTAGAGCTTGTTGCAATCTTGCATCCATAAACGTACCCATTAAATAGTAGTTTATTTACTCTAGAGATTTATAGATGAAAAATTATCTGATCAAATCAAGAACCAGAAATCGAAGAATAATTAACCACAGGTGATTCTACTGTAAAATTGCCGGCGCTTACAGGAACCAACGCACCGAATGCCTCCTGCGTTGACACCGATACCGTTATTAATCCGTCTACTTGATCACCCGGAGGCGGATTCCCCGGTAGTCCAGCCGTAGGATCTGTGTATCCGTCGATCCATTCGACCAAAAACTCCATCTGTTTACATGTGCCTGTTGAATTGTTTGCGGTATCGGTGGCTCTGGCTTTGACCCTCCATACATTTAGCGAATAAGGACTAGATGCTGATACGGTATAAAACGGAGATATGCTACCAAATGCAGAATTATTTAACCTGTAATAATTCTGGCCGTCGGCAGGTGATGTACCTATCGATGGAAAATTTCCACCAAATCTAGCGTTAGCACTGGCCAATAGAGTCGTCCAAGCATTGTTTTGTATATGTCCCGGAAATGGATTAGCTGTTCCTCCAGACCTCGACGAACCGAATCTAATTTCGCCACCACTATTAAAAAAGAATCTGGCCTGATTGGCTGTGGTGAAATTAACAGTAATCGTACACTCCAGTCTCGTAGTCCACACTGAAGTAAAATTCCTACTTTGAGATCCTTTAGAGGCCGTGATAGCCTGGCTTCCTGCTACTGTAAACCTATTCGCGATTAATTGATCTGCCCAGGTATCATACTGTGTAATAGGACTATTTGCTGTTGAAGGTGTAAATGTTGTACTATATCTAATAGTATTTCCTTCGGCAGGAGTAGCTAAAACGGGATTCGAACCAAAGATATGTCTGTATGCATTAATGATGTCATTTCTCAGCAAAGCATATTCATTTACTGTAACTTTGCTGCTTATTGACACATCAGAACTGCTTAATACCTGACCATAACCAAAATTTCCGCTTCCCGCTCCTAAGACTCCGATCACTTTAGCTCGAATATTATTATATTCTAGCACTCTAATTTTATCGTTTACTGGCATAGGCTGTATTTATAGATTTAAAATTTGAAAAAAAAATTATGCGGCGGTAATAGAAGATATAGAGAACGCAGGACTGGTTATAGAAAAACTGCCTGACGGAATCAAAGATCCAGTAGCTTTCAGTTCTTGTATTTGGACATCTAATGTTCCATCGACTAAATCTCCAGGAGGAGGCGATCCTGGATCGACATAATTATCTCTCCAAGTTATTCTAAAATCTATCGTGGTTGCAGTACCTGTATTATTGTTAGCTACATTGCATTTTGCAGCCAATTCATAAAAATTAGCAGAATAGGGTGTGCTTAAATTTACTGTGTAGAATACATTGTCATTATAACTATTAGTTAATTTATAAAAATGCGAGGGCAAAGAAATATTACCGCCAAATTCGCGTGCTCCTGCTGCTGTTAGCAGATTAGACCAAGCATTATTTTGTGCAGAAGACGAACCTCCCGATCGAGAACTGGTTATTCTAATTTTGCCACCGCTATTGAAAAAGAATCTAGCCAGATCTGCGCTCCCAAAAGTGACTGTTGCCACACACCGAGATTGAACTGACCAAGAACCTGTCCTGCTCTGGCTTATACCGGTAGATACCAAAGATCTTCCTGTTCCTATATTAAATCTATCAGTAAAAGCACCAGCCAACACTGTATCAAACCCGAAATTAGGAGCGGCTGCAGATAGTACGACAGGTTGCCCTGTCGCAATCGTTGGAAGGGTAGGAACAGCTCCGGTTTGATGCAATCTGATGTTTTCAATATCCGTCCTGAGTAAATTCCATTGGTCAGCTGTGATCAAATTGCCCGATGCTACATCAGAACTTTGTATACTTTGACCATATCCCGATGTGCCTGACCCGGTACCTAAGATTTGTAAAATCTTATTTCTAATAAGATTATAATCGCTGGCATTTATATCTGTCATTACAATACCAATGCTTCAATAAATTTCACTTGGGGATCGCTGCTGGATTCTAGAGCTATTGCAAAAACATCTACGTGGTGGTGATATTCGGCCTGCATAGCACACCCATTATTTGTCGCTATCAATCGATCGCCTTTCCTCACTGTTCCGATCACCTTTGTCGGAACCCGACCTTTAAGTGCCACATATATACCACCTTCTAAATCTTTGTTCATCATAACCGCTGGGTTGGTACTAATTACCCCAATAGCTCTGTCGCCTATCATCGACGCACGAATTTCAGCCGTACCGCCTATCGAGACCACAGTCCCTGCTTCATATTCTTGATCAGGAAGATATTTTTCTGCTAAATCAGCATATCTAGCGGCAGTTGCTGTTCCGTCAAATAATACCGCTAAAATATTTCCAGAACTATCTCTGGCGGCCACAGTATTCGCTGTTGCTGATGTTTTCGCCGATCTATAATTGGGATCCGAATCGACTGCAGCATCATTTATTCTTAATCTATCTGATCTATCTGTTGTGCCGATAAATTGATTAGCTGTAATATTACCGGTAGCATCTCTTATCGGAATCGTAGCGGTTAATGGTGATGGAATAGCTATTGACGGTGGAATGTTATTTATGCTACTTGCACTACTGGCTGTTCCTACTACGTTTCCTTGAACGTTTCCTGTAAGCTCACCTACAATATTTGCCAATGGATAACCTATCTGCTTAGTGGTTGCATTTACCATTACTGTAGAGTCAGCTGCTAATAAATTACCAGTATGGGCTCCCACAGTATTACCTGTTAAATTTCCTATGACGTTAGCATCAACAGTTCCGGCATATATAGTTTTCCATTTTAGTGTTGTTCTTCCTAAATCGTAAACTAAATTGTCTCCGGGATCGATTCCGTTGGAATTAAAAACTCCTACGTTTCTTTTATCTATTGGTGATAAAGAAATCCTAAAAGTAATATCATTACCCAATCTATTTTCAAAAACAACTTCGTCGTTGTTCTCAACCCTCACGCGAAGATCGTTTCCATCACCTAACTGGAAACCGGGATCTTTAAAAGATATTTCTTGATCAAATGCTACATCACCTTTTTGAACAAATTGATTAGCTTCGATTCCTCCTAATCTCAAAGAATTAGAGGCCGATCCCCAATATGCGAAACCGTCAGAACTAACACCGCTAGCATTGGTTCGAACGAGATTAAATCCTTTACGTATTAAAGAAAAATCTTCGATTGGATTTAAAGTGCTGTTAAGGGTAAACTGTTCATCGGTGTTGATAATTCCTATAGTTTTACCGCCAGCAATAAGTTTCAATATAGTATGATTTCCACCGGTGATATCTTTCACTACCTGAGATACTGCCGAAGCCGATCCGAGATCGGGAGATGCTTCTGGACCTATAAGTACAAAATCTGTTCCGGTCCATGTGTATAATTGCTTGGCGGAAGTATCCCACCAAAACTCTCCTATGGTCAATCCAGATGGAGCCGTAGTTCCTATTTCGGCGCCGCCTGCTACTCTAAATCTAGTTCCATCGTAAAATTTTAATTTTTTATTAGCATTATCGTACCAGATCTGCCCGCTGATTACTTTGGGTGGCGGAGTCGTATTAGCAAAATTTTCTAGAAGATGCAAGAAATTTTCGTTTTGAACCTCTCCGTATCCCGCATAATTTTTACCTACGAACCTTAAATCAGTTGAATTAGTTTCTATAGAACCATCATCAACATTAACTAAAAATGTCCCATTAAATCTGTCTAATTGATATGCCATTATTAAGACTCCGAATATACGATATTTATGAAATTATACGAAGCGCAGCTTCTTGTCTGGTTATTTCGAGATCTCTAAATTGATCTTCTGTTAGGCTAGTATCAATTCCCAGAGTCTTTTGACGCAGATGTCTTAAAATCATCCAATCTGTAGAATTTAAATACTCTCTCTCTACAGAGTTCTTTTTATCTATTTCTAGTTTTTCTACAGAAAAATTAATATTAGCAGAGATCTGCCTAGTTTCTATATCGAAAATATGAGAACCTACTTTTAATAATTCATATTGTTCATCGGAAACCTGACAGACCGACACTGTAGGAGGCACCTGAGGTTCATAATTCTGTATTCCAACAATTCTATTATTTTCTATACAAATATAATACATTGTTAACTCCAAATTGCTAGATAATTGGCTGCAGGAGTAGAGCGTTGTTCAGTATTCTGTACATAAACTCTAATCCTATCGCTTAGGCTCACCCAAGTGCATCTCGTATGGTCATCACCATTAACTGTTCCAGCATAATATAATACCGCGATGCTGGGAATAAATGCTGTTAGATTTACCATAAATTTTCCGCTAGGCGGAAATACATCAAAAAAGTTTGCACCATCGCTCCACGAGCCAACTATATTCGTAAATCCAGAAGTACTGAATACTGTATTTCCCGTAACAAAAGTATATACAGGAAGTCGGCTATCTACATATGATTTATTAGTCGCATGTCCGGGCTGGGTAGGTGTCAATGACAATGTAAGCTGACCGGTCATTGTATCGCCGGTCTTGCTAACTTTGGTAGGATCAGTTCCGGTCGTCAAGGGTATATTAATATTTTCAGTTCCATCAAAACTGATTCCATTGATTGTTCTTGCTGTCTGCAATCTAGAAGCGGTAGCTGCATTTCCGTTCAACGAAGCTGTTATAGTTCCTGCAGAAAAATTTCCCGAAGAATCTCTTGCTACAATTTTGTTAGCGGTATTAGTGATAGTTGCATCTACAGACCATATAGAACTATTAAACCCGTCATAATTATCGCCTGTTAAATAATTTCCTCTCTGTAAAACTGAAAAACCTATACTTCCCCAAGTCGGAGGAGATCCAGATCCTTGAGTTCTAAGTACCTGTCCAGGAACACCTGGAGATAAAAATGCCGTGCTTCCTGTCGAAGACTGATACGGCAACGATCCAGAACTACCGCCTGCAATATTAGTAGTCGCAGATGATAGCGTTGAAGTATTCGAATTTCCTTGGAGATTAGCTATAACGGTCGAAGCATAAACTTTATTAAATTGATAATTTGGATGTCCCAAGTTAAACTGATTTGATGGAATTATCGCCGATAGATTATCACCTGCTTGAGAAAGTGAAGTAGAAGATGCTATAAAAGAAAGTTTTGCGCTGTTAGAGGGGCTGGCTAGATCGTTTATTTCTAATTCTAAGGTTCCGTTGCTAGCAGAATTTCTTACATTCGTAGTAGAACCGGAAGATGTAATTCTTAATTGGCCTCCATTGCCTATAGATATACCATCGTCGTTAACGTTGAGATTCGTTAACGTTCCTACCTGGGTTAAGTTTGAAAAAACAACTGTGGAATTTAACACATTTCCTGTAAGCGTCGAAGCATTTGCTGTAATCGTTATATCTTGAGTTCCGTCAAACAGAGTACCGTTGATATTTCTAGCAGTTTGTAATCTCGTAGCAGTCCTAGAATTACCAGTAAGGTTAGCTCCAATAAATTGGTTAGCTTGAATTATATTAAAATTACTTGTTCCCGATTCCGCATTTACATTACCAGATAAACTTCCGACAAAGTTAGAAGCGTTTATCGTTCCTGCTGAAAAACTTCCCGAAGAATCTCTCGCTACAATTTTTCCAATGACGTTATTTGGGGTTGCGTCTACTCCCCAAGAAATCTGTTCTGATCCATCAAAATCGCTTCCGGTAAGAAAAGTGCCTCTGATTAATTTATTTGTTGTCGAAGATTTAACAGTTATGTCTGTTTCTCCGTTAAAACTAATTCCGTTGATTCTTATAGGAGTATGGAGTCGTTCTGCGGTAGTTGCTTTTCCGGTTAAATTACCAGAAACAACAACACTAGTAGATAAATTAATCCCGGGCAATAATTGAGAAAATCCAGGTATCTCATTTTGTAATCCTATAGTAAATGAATTAGAAGAAGCTATAGAAATTACTGTTCCGTCAATCGTGAAAAGTATGACCGGCTGAGGATTATTGACTATATCTAATAAAATTTGAGGTTTAGCACCGGTCGGTCCAAAATTTTGAATTTTGTCGGGACCAACCAAGATCCATTCGTTTCCATCATAGATATACAAAATACCAATCGGAGTTTTGTACCAAAATGCGCCGATAGACGGATCTTCCGGAGCAGTTTCTGACAACGGAGCAGAACCCACAACTATCCATTTCGTTCCGTCATAAACATGAAGAACATTACTTAGAGTATTAAACCAAGCCTGTCCCGATATCGGTCTAGATGGGGGATTATTTCCCGCAAAATTTTCTAAAAGATGTACAAAATTTTCATTCTGTAATTCACCGTAGCCAACAAAATTTCTTCCGACTAAGGATAAGCTAGTTGTAGTATCTAATGCTCCATCATCTAGTGTCAGTAGAGGTTGTCCATTAGTCTTGTTGATTACATAAGGCATGGGTCAATTCGCTCCTTCATGATTATGCTGGTAATGGTGTATCTGATATAAATGACCAGGCACCTAATATTACTTGAAATATTTTTACTATTCTGATCGCTGTTATTCCTTGTCCTGGTATCGACGGTGGTGAAAAGGCTATGTTTGTAACTGCGCTAGCAGTCCCCGGCGTTGGAGTGACGAACACATTCGTAGAGAGAGTTGTGATTGCATTCATATCAAATGTAGTGCTAGAATTACTTAAAATCGTGCATAGAATCCTAGCCTGTGTTCCTGATCTATATTCAGCCGGAGGAGCTATATTATTAAGAATATTGTTAACAATGTAGCTATTAGATTTGCCGTCAGATATATCAATACTTAAAACTATGTTTCTACTTTCTACTTTATTATCAACATATCCTTTAGTTGAAGCATCCTGAGTAGATACCGGATCTGACAAATTTGTAATTTTGGCCGATCCTGGTAATACAATATCTCCCAATGGGTATAGTTCTAAATCTAAATTTAGAGGAACTCCTACTCCACTTAAAGTCGATATGCGATTATCTTGAATTCTAATATAAGGCGGATCACCTACTAATCCAGGACCAACGTTTAAAACATTTTGTTTACCAAAGTTTGTAACACCATCAATGGCAGTGACCCTATCAGTAAGTTTGAAAGTCTGTAATCCTGGTGTTGTGCTTGTCTGGATTAACAAAGGAATTCCATCAATTGCATAATATTTGTTTGTTGCTAAATTGATATGCTCGCTGCTGTTCCACGCCTGAGAATACAGAGCCGGCAATTCCGGTGTAGCTGGAGATCCTGTATTTGACCACAAAAGAACATGATTAGAAGATCCTCTTAAAATAATTCCTCCACCATCGGCGTTTACATCTGTAGGTGTGATGCCTGTCTGAAGAGCTAATTCTATGTTTTTATCTTCGATTGTTAAATTACTTGTGTTGACTGTGGTAGTCGTTCCGTTAACAGTGAGATCACCAGATATCGTAAGACTTCCACCAATTTCAACTTCGCTATCACTAAATCCAGGATATATCGAAACCGTCCTATTCGAAGGCGAAATAATTAAACCGTCTTCTTGATCTATACCTCGTCGTACACTTAGCCTTATATTTTTTTCTGTAGCAGCATTAGCTATAAGAAGATTTCCATCGTTAATAACAAAATTACCCTGTCCGCCACTGCCAATTACTAGTCCTAGATCACTGGTTAGTCTAAGCTGACCGTCAATGGTATTAGACGTGTCTCTTCTCACATAAGTTAACGCATCTTGTCCTCCTAATTTTTCGGAGTTTGTAACCGTTACTTTAAATTTAATTCCGGAAAGTGAACCTGCATTAAATCCCGGTTCTATCCTACCGCTAAAACCGGAGATCGCATTTTTTAAATCAAATTGGTCCTTCGCAAAGATACCCAGCAATACTCCGTTATTATAGAGCAAAGTTATGACACGGGTTTGATTAAGTGTATCTAGCACACTTTCGACTTTTAGTCCGCTGAGACTCTGACCTTCACTGTAGGCAGGAGCCAATAACACTGGAGAAGTACCGTCAAAGAAAAATAGTTGTTTAGCAACATCATTGTACCATAGATCTCCTATGCCTAGATTAGTTGGCTGAGAGTTTGAAATAGTGGCTGAACTGACCGGAACGAACCTAACTCCGTTATAAACCTTTAATTTTGATTCTCCGGCATCGAACCATATTTGCCCCCTTACTGGATTTCGAGGAGATGCTGACGACGAAAAATGTTCTAAAAGTTTAACAAAATTTTCATTTAAAATTTCGCCGAATCCGCTATAATTTCTGCCGATGAGAGTTAAATCGCTAGAATTCTCATCTATTTGTCCATCTGCCACCGTGGATAAAATCGTTCCGTCAGTTTTGTTAATTTGATATGCCATTTGCTATTCCATTAAAATCTCTCAGGTCCTGACCTGATCATATAGTTGACTGTCAAATAAGGATTCATTATACCTACAGGAGCACTAAGATTAAAATCAATACTGGGTTTTCTAACCAAACCAGAATCTTCTAAGTACTGTGCTTGCCCCGGAGCTGTTGGTCCTAATCCGGTTTTTCCTGGGACATTAATCGAAGTATCCACTCTAACTGCTGCGTACTGAATACCGTTTACGTTTAAAGTATGTTGGTGATCAGGCAGATTAGACAAATCAAGAACTACTCTCGACTGGCCAGCGGAGCCTCCAATTATGTCTGCATTCACGTCATCTACTCTGTTAGTATCTCCGCCGCCCGCATCTACTATTCCGCCAGTTAAATTAGGAACCGTAAATCCGTTGTCCATGTTATCTCTGCCTAGAGCAAATCGTCCTCGCAGATCTGGCAATTTAAAACTATCAAAGCCTAATGTAGCAACTCCATAGGTATTACCTATCACATCAAACAAGTCTGGATATTTTACTTTTTCAATTTCCGAGCCATCGCATAACAGATAACCTCTGGGAACATTGATTCCTGCGAACGGTAATATAGTACCTATAGGAACTCCTAGATCTGATATGAAGACATCTCTTTGTTGCTTTAAAAGACCTTGAGAGGGCCTGTAAACTAAAATTTCATCTTCAGAGGAAGAAAAATTCGGAAACGGTTGAGGTTTACTTACAATAATATTGGCTGTTAACTGTGTGTTAAAAATTTTAGTGTAACTACCAACTTGTCCATCAAATTGTATGGCTGGAGAAACAACGTCGCCGGCCAATTGAAAAGTAGTGACATTTTTTAAATTTGTTGCTGTATTAGCATTTCCACTGATGTTTCCCTGTAATACCCCTTCTATAGTATCGGCTATAATACTTTTTGCTCTAACGGTGTTCCATCTCCTTGCAGCAGTTCCGCAGTCATGGATATCAGTGGTTTTTGGTTGTATGTTTCTTGTCTGGGTGATCCCGGCAACATCGAGATCGGATCCTATCAAAAGATTTTTAGAAATAGCTGCTCCGCCAGCAGTTCTAAAACTACCATTATTTAAATTTGAACTTTCAGTAGTATTAGTTAAAATTATCGATCCGCTGGTTCTAATATTCCCATCAACATCTAGTGCCTCTTCAGGAACTGCCTTGTTTATTCCTACATTATCATCTAATATTCTTAATATAGTGCTAGGTATCCCATCTCTATTGGTTTGTAGATCTAAGCTACTCCCTTCGGCAGAATTATAAATTTTAGCGGCTGTAGAAGTCGTTGATAAATTAAAAGTTCCATCAACTCCTAATGTTAATCCGCCAGAACCTCTGATATTAAAAGAGTTTTCAACTGTATTAATGGTATCACTTCTTAAAAATCTTCCGGCAGGTATCTGCACATTTGAAATAACTAAGTTTTCGGCGCCCACAGATACCCCGTGGTATTTCGGAAAAACATCCGAGATAGAATTAGAAGTAATATTAATGCCAGTTCTAATAATGTCATACCCGTCAATGATGATTTTAGGAGTAAAAGTATCCTTGCTAACAATTAAAATCGGAATATCGGCTAGATAAAAAATTAAAATTGGTCTATTGATATTGTCAGAATCGATGACAGTCTCTATCACAGGACCATATCTTAATCCGTCTATCGTGCTTTCTACTGGACCAACTAATATCCATCTAGTTCCTGTATAGATTCTCAACTGCTGATTAGTAGTATCTACCCATAACTCTCCTACGTTCGATTCGTCTACTGCCGGTTCTGTAGGACTTTTCTGTATATTAGAAGCCGCTTTCCATAAAATTCCATCGTATAATTTTAAAACATTGTCTTCAGTATCGTACCACAATTGGCCCTCTACTGGATTTATAGGGGCTGAAGTCGAAGCAAAATTTTCTAAAATTCCTATAAAATTTTCAGCGATAATTTGTCCATAACCGGCAACGTTTCTTCCAGGCAAAATTAAAGAGGTATCAGTATTCGATGTATTATCAAAAACCGTTATAGGAGCCTTGTTATCTTTATCAGTAAAATTAACGATGTATGGCATCTTTAAACCTCAGTAAAGCCGGTCAGGCTCTGCACCCTAACGGTATAATCTATTTGTAAGAGTCTATTCAACGATTTTTGTACAGGATGAAAAATAACATGTGTAAGCAGTTTTCCTTGACCATTGGGATTGAATGCTCTCAGTCCTAGTTCATCAAAAACGAAATTTCCATCCAAACTCTTTCCATTATCGAAAGCTTCTTGCCCGATCGGTTCTCCGTAATCTAGGAGACAACTAACCAAAATGTCACTATAAGTAGCTCCACTTATGTGTCTGATCTCCATTTTATTTCTGAAAGAATCGGTATTTTCTACAGCATTCTGATCAATTATTTTCGTAAAAGTCTGATTGTAAAGGCTAGAATTAGTACCTATAGTATTTGGTGTAAGATAAGTTATTAATCCAGTAGGATCTACCGTAGTACCGCCATTACCAAAAGACATTTCATATATACTACCTAATCCTTGATTAGATATACTCTGAACCATCGCAATACTCATATTTTCGTAATGAATAGCATTTCTTTTATCAATGAAAATTTCGCCATTTTCGGGATCATAAATTTTAATATGTCCTTCAAAATGAAATCCTCCTTGTTCATTCGGTTCTGCATGTTGGGGGGGTTTATCAAGATCCATAGTTTCTGTATTATCCATATGTATATTTATTCGGGAAGTTTAGTAGTCTTTTGAGCTATGAGTTTAGCTATCGAATTAGAATTCGATAACAATTGATTTCCAGTAAACCCGCTGTTAGTTCTATCATACCACACTTTTCCGGTCTTTTTAACTATCGTAATTCTAGATCCTGCAGGGGCCGGCACAGATAATCGAATAACTGGGCTTATGCCGTCTACTGAAAAATCTGCCTCGAGCGTTCTGTTTCCTTCTGGACTAGTAGCAGCTAGCGTTTCGTCAAAAATTTCTATCGATGTTTTTCTTAATCTTCTTCCGCCGACAAACACTTCTACTTCATAACAAGGCCCGTTTTCTTCGGGTATAGATGTCTTAAACCAATTATCTATGTTCGCCTTATTTGGAACATAAGGAAGAGGACCTATTAACAGTGTACTACCATCGCTAATAAAACTTTCTTTTTGCTGTTCTTCAGAATAGGGCAGAGCTTCGGTATCACTCGAATCGTTGATATTCGAGCCTTTTGCATGAATTTCTTTTATAGAAGAGCCGCTAAGACCCCTTCGTAATTGTAATAATCTATTACCGGTTTTTTGAAAATATGCAATCCTTTCACCATTAATTGTGATTATTCCTGGTTTGTTAGAATTAATCTTAGGATCGGGTAAACTGTCTCCGTTTAAAACAAATATTTCACTGTCATAATATAAAAGATCTTTTTCTAGAATAACTGTTCCGACAGAATATCTTCTAAAATAATTAATATTCAGCATATCTTTATACAATTCGTATGCAGAAGGATCTTTATATAAGCTATCACCAAATTGAACTATTTTAATTAAATCTTGACTTGAAGTAGCATTTTTTATATAAACAACTCCTCTCGGAATAGAAACTGAATATTCTACATCCTTAATAAGTCGTTGTCCGTTTTTGTAAACCCACACGTAAGATGCGTCCAGCGGAACTGTTGACAGTTTGTAATTTACTTTACCACCAACAAATTCATCAGAAATTATATCCATAGTAGGATATTCTGAAAACCAAGTTATAGTTATTTCATCATCTTCTTGTAGAGAAACCGAAGGAAGAATTATTAAATTGTTATCAACAAAAGCATATTCAGACCTTAGATCGACTTCTATTTTAATCCTATCACCTATATTTAAAAATTCAGAATTTAATGTTAGTGTTTTTGTAATTCCGTCATAGTCATAATCCTGAACCAACAATTTTAGAATTCCATTTATAAAAACTTTTATATTAGAAGGTAAAATAGCTCCAGACGTTTCAAAAGGATCAACTCCTAGCAATATGTTATCTTGGCCATCATATATTTTAAATATAGAATCAACGCCTCTTAATGCAATGTTATTAACTTCGACTATAGAACTAGCCACTGTCGATCCTCTAGATAAGTTTACAAAATTGTCTAGATCAAATGACCGTGTGCTTCCATCGTAATCAAATTCTTGTCTGTTTATACCTATAATCGAAAGTCCGGAAGAATCTGTATCTACACTAGATGATAGACAGATTATTTTAATCACAGACAATACCGAAGGCGTAGTTGCAAACCTTATTAATGTTCTGTTTTTTACATCTAATAATTCATCGCTCGATAAAAATGAAGCTTCGACAGCTACTCCATCCAATGTAACAAAAACCGATGTCGTATCGGAATAATTTGCTGATGTTAAAAATAAATTTGTTTCTCCGTCTGCAATAAAATTTTGATAGTCTAAAATTCCCAGGCCGCCGACACCGATAGAAAAAATTTCTATCACAGAATTGTTTATAGGAGCAGAAATGAAGTTTATCGAATTGTTCAAAAAATCAACTTCATAGTCTTGATTTACGGTCTTTTTGACTTTATCTACATATATTATAATCGAGTTAATATCAACTATTGGTAAATTTATTTTATAATTTTTTGTTATACCGTCGCTCAATCTTGTAAAAGATTCCAATGGGGTTGAACCCGATCTTATCGTCGAAAATACCTTAATACTTAAACTATCTAATACCTGTCCGGGTATATTTTCCTCGGGAGCGAAAACTTGTTCGGGACTAATAAATTTTCCTGCATCCAAGACTATTTCTTCTGAAGTTATTCCATTAGCTGTCGAATAGGCGCCAGAGACTGCAGATAACGTTCCTCCCGATACCAATGTATCTAAAATATTATTGTCTGTAATTGTTACAGAACCATCACTTTCTTCGGGTCTGAATATCAGCGTATCGCCGGCATTCAAAGAAATGTATTCTCCAATTTCTACAATTCTTGTAGATCCATCGCCAATAAATGTTGGCATCTGAGCATTAGGATTTATAACCGAATTAGAATTCCATTGATCGCTGTAATTAGGATCGTCGATTCTTATCGTAGGGGGTTCCGGTATTTCATCTTCAAATTGAAGATTTAATATATCTCGATTCCTTCTTTCCCCGGCCCTTTTAAGATAAATGTTTATCCGTTGTCCGACAGGGGGAACATAAGGTAGTACTACTGCAGTAGTGCTACCGTCTACCACAACATAATGATCCGCACCCGATTGCACTGAATCCCACGTATCTGTGAACCAAGGTAGTGCATCCCAACCTCCCGTAACATCAAAGGTCGTTCCTTGAATTTTTACACCTCCAAAATCTATACCAGTCATTAGCTGATTAAGATCTCTCGATTTCATTCCGGTTCTCGGATGATAATATTTTTGAATTCTGTTTACGCTATCTAAAATCTCATCGTTTATTTCATAATTAATAGTGATTACATCACCGGAAGCAGGAACTACAGTAAAAGTAAGTCTACCTTTTAAAACTTCATATGTATTGTTATAGGCTTTATAGACAGATAAAGAATATTGATCTTTTAATATGAGTTGATCATTTAAACTAACTTTAATTTTTGTTTTATCTAGAGTAGATGGGTATCTTAGCTCAAATACACTACTGGCCCCAGTAGCTATAAATGTTTCTGATTTAATAAATTCGCTGTATTCGCCTTGTTCACTTAATCTATCAAATTTAATAGAAAGATCAAAAGTTCTAATTTTAGAATCGCCTAAAATTGCGATAGCTCTAGCAATTCGCTCCGACGAACCATTACCGCCCACTAAAGAAATTAAAGGTGCAGTTCTATATCCCGAGCCTGGATTAACTACCAATATTTTAGAAACCGTTCCATTGGAAATGTATGCTTTAGCGACAGCCCCGTCCCCATCTCCGATGATTAAAACTTGAGGTGGAACTATATAGTTTGAACCATTATCTACTATTTCAATGGAGGTTATTCCGAATCCTGTATTGTCTAAATACCACTTCCAAGGATATTGATTAACGAGTCCCGAAGATTCATTAACTTCGATTATTTTTCCTTCTACTTTAGAATAGACTGACGGAAGATCAAAATCAGAAGCAGAAGATCTATAATCTTCGTCCTGTTCGTATCCGCTTATGAAATTTCTAACTGTAGTTCTAAAAGGCTTCACCTCATTTAGATAATCTAGATAGGAATCGATATTATCATTTTTGTAATTTAATTTCTTCTGTAGTTTACCAACATTGTGTGTCGCTTTTACAAAACTGGTTTTAAATGCCCAGTCTACATACTCTTGCTCGACAAAAACATATCTGATCGATTTAAAAAATAATTTATTCCATTCGATTTCATAATCTGCTACAAAAATATCTTTCTGTACTGCTCTCAGAATATTTCTTAATTCTTTGGTATTCTCGATATCATATAGGCCAGTATCAAAAGACGTGATTGTGTCAAATCCTACTCCAGAAATATTGCGATTATAGAGACTTTCGCTCAACTCTATTGTACCGTTTCCCCTTCCTACCAAAACATAATTAGATTCTGATTCTGAAGGTCGATCAGATATTTTTTCTAAGACGGCCCATCCCGAATCACCATATGATGATAATCTTAATAAATCACCCACTTCTATTGAGACAGAGGGTTCTTGATAAAAACCATCTAATTCTTTAACTATTCTATCAGACGGAGAGTATCCTTCCTTCCACCAGTCAACATATTTCCAAAATTTTGATGTATCGAAAGATTGTGTTCTAGTTCTATAAAATACCTTTCTTGCATCGTCCCAAGAATAAATGCTCCAAAGATTATTTTGAGTAGAATCAAAATTTACCAGAACAGAAAAAGGTCTTGCGGTAGCGAATGCCGAAGAATACTTTTTACCTTTGTTTGATACGAGAACAGAAATTATTCTCCCTTGATTGTCTATTTCGGCGACCGCCTCGGCTCCCTGGCCTGTTCCGGAAATAACTACCGGTGGCGATTTCTTATATCCGAAACCAGAATCTACTATATCTATCGTATCTATCGCACCATCAACTATGTTAACCTTTAAAATTGCCTGTTTAACTCTAACTGTTCCAACATTATCTAGATCAATATCTCCATCAACACTTTCATCATATAAATTTAATTCTTCTACTGGTATATCTTCTTTAGAAGATAGTAATGTAAAATCTACAACGTCCGAGAATGCTTCTTGTTTTAATATCATGTTGATATATTCAATAGTATCTTTAAGAATCGGTGTTCTATTCTTAAACATGCTTTGTCTCGGCCTAAACTGAACTCCATATTTTTGTTTTTCTGATAATAACGGATCCGGAATTCTATTACCCACCTCGTCTATTCCGATCAGACTATCAATCCATTTTTTCTCTAACTGTTCGTCGGGTCGACTGCCTAACGAATCTTCTGCTAATATTTGAAACTCTCTATGAGAAATATTAGATAAGGAATTATCGATAGAATAGACCATGTTAAACAAAAGATTTCCGGATCTAAATAATCTTTCAAAATTGTAAGCAAGAATCGTTTTAGAATCAATTATACTATAAAACACTAGACCAACACTCGACGGTTCAGATATTAAGATATTCACATCGATAGCTGAAATTTTTCTTCCGGGAATCTTCGGAGTTATATTTTTATTCACTACCCAGTAATAGAAGCGTGTTTCTGTCAACTGTCCTGTAATAGGATTGAATAATTCTTTAATTGTAATAACATCGTCATTAGGATATAAAGGCTGGCCGCTTATATCGTTCGCTAATCCCTCTGTTGTATCTGCCAAAGCCGCCCATTCCGATGGTAAAAGAGTCGTAGACACCCATTCGCATATAACGATCCTAGAACCTGTCGCTTGTTTCCCCCAATTAGCTATGCGGTAAGAAAGATCTCCCTGTTCGTAATCTAACCACTTAGCTTTAGAAATATCCCACCAAAGCTCTCCTACATGTGTATCTGTCCATGCGAGATCTTTATCTACAATTACTTGATCATTACCTATATTATAAATTGCAGGATCAAACTCTGTTTTAAATTTTAATTCTTGTTCAGCGATTCCAAGAATTTTCATTTTCGCAGGATCAACAAAATCTAAATCTGCAATTTTGACAGATGTGTTATTGTCAAAAATAGATACAGTTCTAATTTTATCTATATCTACAACATCGTGCTGAGATGAAATTAATTCCCATGAGCTCAAAGAAGGATCTTTCCTAAATAATCTAATTATTCCAGTTTTTGGTCCTTCATAGGCTACAACAGCTCCGTGAGGTGCGGGGGCTATATAATCAGGCGACCCGACCAGAACAACAGAATCAGAACAGCTAACACTAGCTCCGAACGATTCAAAAGGACTCGGATCAGCCTGAAGCTTCTCTACGAGAAAATATCTATCATCTTTTCTTTCAAAGATATAAGCTGCGCCAGCGAATCCGGTCGAGAAATAAAATCTAGTAGATGCTCTATCAAAAGTGGTAGATGATAGATCAAAATTAATAAATGAGGTAAAAGGAGAATTTTTGGCTCCGACTACTATTTTCTGCATATTGGGACTTATGCAGACCGACTGGCCAAAATATTCATTAGGAAATATTTCGTAGCTTTCTAACTTTTGTGTCAATCTAAATTCACTAGACAGCCCTTGCGACCTAGTAAAAAGATATACCGATCCTTGATTTTGAAAGTTTAGATCTGCTTCGGGGCTGGTTATTGTTAATATTGTTCCTGAATTATCGATATCAAGAGAAAATCCAAATTTGTCTCCGGAACTAATACCAATCCCTGACTCTAAATCCGAGTATAAGGATAGACTATCAGCAGTTAAAGTTTGTTTTAAAATATATCTGTCAGATGAATTTCTTTCATATATAAAAACTTTTCCTGTAGTTTCTATCGTGCTATCACCTACTTCTTGCCAAGGTAATCCCACTGGTTCTTGATTGTAGCTTCTTATAGTTGAATCAGCTGGAACCGAACCATCATTAACTAATCTGTGATATCTGTTTTGAAATTTAACTACGTCGCCTTGGATATATTCAAAATCTGATCTATAAATTCCTTTATAATTCGTAAAAAACTGGCCGTCGCTGTCAGGGGCACCTATTATTAAGAGAGAACCGTCTCTGTTCATTGTGATGCTAGATCCAAACTTATCGCCGATTTTGACTAATTCTGCTACTTGTGATTCGCTCAGGATACCTTCTGATAACGTGGAGCCGTCGTCTTGTATCGAGATATTCTGTGGCAAAGACGTTGGAGTTGTAATATTATCTAGTCTCAACCAATCTGCAGAGTCGATCGTTATTGTGCTAAAATCTCCTATGTTATCTGCTTTAGATTCCCATAAATATCCATCATAATAAACTATAGAGCCAATAGCATAAAATGTTGTTCCTTCGATTGTAGTTAACGGAACATTCATAGATTTGTTCAATATATACTGACCTATACCGCCTTTGGTCCCTGAAGACGAAATAAAACCCGTTATATAAGTTTGAGGTAATATTCCAGAACCAGAAATCTGCATTCCAGATTCTATCAAGGTTCCTTGGTCTATACTATTAACATTTAATACGCTACGACCGTTAATAAAAGAAACACTTCCTTGAAATCTCGTTCCTGGATTGTATCTGCCTTTGTAATTCGAATTTTCTAAAATTTGCCATTGATTGTTTCTATAAACAAATATATAAACTCTTCCTATATTATTATTAGCGCCTGGGGCAGAAATCGCGGCATAATAAGTTGATCCAGATAATCCGATCGCTGCGGCCGATCCAAAATATTCGTACGAATCGGGCCTGGGGCTAACAAAGTTTTGTCTTAAAACCCACTGTTGATTAACAAATTCATATATCGATACCAACCCCTGTTTTGCGAATGATTGTCCCGATGCTGTCGAAAAGGCAGGAATAATAGTAGCTGGGGACCAATCTTGAGAATAAACCGTGATGGAACTTCCGTCTCCTACTACATCACCGTTAGCTTTAAATAATCTTCCTTCATAAAGTACTATGTCATCTTCTACGTAAACAGACAACGGATCAAAATTTCCTTTGTAATTGCTTGAAATATCGTCGGCTGATGGCGAACATACAAATAACCATCTAGAGTCGGGACTTAACGCCATTTCTTGTCCGAACGATCCTATTAAATTGTCTTCAAAACCTCCAGGCGTTTGTAATATCTGTCTTAATCCAAGCCCCCTCGAAGTTTCTATATATGTCATAACATAACCAGATCCGGGTATAGATGCAATAGATAATTTATTTAGGTCATCATAAACGACCTTCGAACCAGCGCCGAGGGGAGATGAAATGCCGTAGTCTATTAAATTTTTTGACTGATATTGTTTTTTCTTTTCAATTACTTCCCATTTATTGTTTTGGTTTTTATCAATCCAAATTTTAGATCTGTCTTGTAATAATGCTGCTTCATTTAAAGAAAGATCTTTATAAGAAGCGTATCTAGCCAGAGTTAACGTATAAATCGGAGTGATTGTGCTTATATCGAATAAAGGATCGGGATTTTCTTCCTGTATACTTACAGAAATGCTTTGGGCCTCAACCGATGATATTTCATAGAAACCTGTAAAACCTTCTACTCTAAAGCCGAGATACTCTCCGACAACAAAATTATGTCTTCTATTAAAATTAACAAGAACAGATGTATCTGATGTTCTTTCTATTCCTACGATATACAAAACAGAAGACCTGTCAAAGCGATAGACACTCCATGAAAAATTATCAAAAGTAAACCATATATGGTTTCCTTCTTTTAATTGATTAATATCAAAAGTTGTTAATTCTTCTTGGTTTACAAGAACCAAATCTATCTGATCAACGTTAACATACCCTGCTGTTAAACTTGCCTCTGCATAAGTTTTTAGTGGATACAGATCTACATCAGCTCCAGTAGGCATGATAGTGAAATCATCTTTGATAATTCTTAAATATCTATCTGCTGGAAATTCAGGTAGACTCGATACATACGATACCGGTTGAGGATTTAATAAAAATTTTTCTTTATCTAATTTATATTCAAGTTCTGTTGATTGATCATAGCCTCCAATTTTGCCTAAACGTAAGGCCCACTCTTCGCTAATTTTTAAACTAGGTTTGTCAATTTGGCTAAGTTTATCAAATACCTTAGTGACGGAATTTTTTGATCCTTTTTCTCTTATAAATCCTTGATAAATCTGAAATTGAGAAACCGGATCTTCTGCTAAGTTTTCTAAGTACTGTCTAGCCTGATATCCTACAAAATGCCTTGCTAGGTCTCTTTGAACCTGACCTACTCCGTTCGAATTTACTTCAAAATAGTCTTCGAATAAATTAATCCTATAATCAAAATTAGGTATCAACTTTTTAACAGGAGCAGAATCCAATCTCGACCAAAAAGAATCATCAAATACTTCTGTTCCTTGTTGATTAATTTGGCTTACCCAGTTAAATGACTTATAAGAAACAATATCTCCTAATTTGTAATCAACAAATGGTTGCCAAGATTGTATGTTAACATTATCGAACAAGAATCCCGGACTAGTATAATCTCCATCCCAATCCAATGTTCTGAACCCATTAGTCTTGATTCTTTCTTGTCTATATCCGGTCGTTTTATCGAATATAACATCATTGAATACTGTTCTACCATTGAATATAGTTACATGTTCTTTTAATACATAGAATAACTTTAAATAATATATTCCGTCTTGTGTATCATCAGTTGTGCTAACTTCAATATTCTGAAAATCTCGCTTGACATTAATTAAATCTATCCTTAATGGTCTTCCGTCGCTTTTCAATAATTGATATTCGTAAAAACTGTCTAATATGCTATCTGCAACTCCTATAGGAAAATTGATCTTAACTTTTTTCGCCGACGGACTCAAAGAAATTAAAGATCCAACAGCCCAGTTATGTCTGGTCCAAAACATAAATTCTTTTGCCGATAACGTCCAGTTTTTTGAAGACTGTAAACTTCTTTCGTAGTCATCAAACACAAACCCTTGACTTTCTAGATATTTTTCATATCCTAAAAGAAAATCCACAATCTGCTGGATCGTTTTTAATTCTTCTCCGTAGCTTAAAGTCGATAATGTAGTTTTAAAGTTTTTTCTAATAACTGCTTCTACTCCGCCATTTATCGGAAGTTTAGGCAATCGTGTCCACAGACTTTTATCAAACGATTCTCCAGAATTATGTGTTTTTATACTTCTGTAAAAATCACCTCTATATAATGTTATTTCACCGTTTCCGAAAATAATGTTTTCATTCCAATCTTTGTATGGTGCGCTTACTCCGCCCACCGAAACTACAGGGTCTTTCTGTCCAGGTATCGGTTCATAATAATTGAAATAAGGCTGCAATGAATCATAACCTTGCATGACCCATCCTGTTTCGGTTTTTTCTATAATAACACCGCTGTAGCTCAAGGCCTCGATAGGAGAACTAACATTAAAAATTATATCATAATCTTCTGCAGGAATAAAAATACTGCTTGTAGTCGAACGAGGACTTTTACTATCTAAAAGATATTTCTGTTGATCTTTATCTACAAAGCCAGAAATCCTCGAACTTAATTTAACATCAATAGATTGAACTTTTTTTATAAAATCTTTTGGCGCGATTCCTTGGGCCTTGAGATAATCATTGATATAATTAACCAATCCCGAAGACAGGTTGCCGCCTACTTCAGGAAGAAATGTGTCAGTTAACAAAGAAAATTTATTAGTACTCTTGTTAACTGCTTGTCCTAACTTATTTTTTATTTTAGATGAATTATCGAGATGTTTATTGATATAATCAAAAGGTCTTAAAAGACACAGGGCTGCCACTAACGAAAAAGGAAAATTAGAACTAGATCTCCACGCATATTCTACAGGCGACACGTCTCCAAATTTAAAAGATCCCCTATTGTTGACCAGCGTAAAATTAGATGCTAGACCAGAATCCAACGGACTAAGCAATTTTCCATCGCCGTCGACTGGGATGTATTTTAAAATTCCAGCACGTTTATATCTATTATACCTTCCTTTTCGTTCTCCCTGACGGATGATTCCTTGCTCTAGATCTTCCCATAACAATAGATTTCCATTTGTATATGGGGCTGGACCGTATTCCTTTTCCCACCAGTCCGGTTGTTCAGAAAAACCAAGCATTTCCCATGGATAACGATGTGGACGATCAGTACCGTAAAACCATTTGTAAACGCCTCTCCAATATCCCGGCAAATTTACCGACTGTATATTATCAGTCATGTTTGAATAGGTATAAGTAAAACTATTTTCCGAATCAAAATATGTGTTTTTAGAATAATTTAATCCCGAGTTAGAAATCCAACCGAGAAAATCTTGGTTTAAAATCTCATCTAAATGATTTTTGTCATAATCAGATTTATGGTAATATGAACTGACTATGTCATCGATGTTGAAATAATTTTCATCATAATTATTTTTTAGATTATTATAAATCCTTTTTTCTAATTCTAATAAAATATCGTCTCGAAAATCTCCGTAAGCAACAGTGATGCTTCCATCGTGGCCCTGTATTACTTCTATTGGTTCAGAATATGTGTCATCTACAAATTTCTTAGGAAGATATTTTTTATACAATCCTAACTTTGTAGGTGTAGGAGGAATAAAGTTATAGCTAGTAGAAAGATATTCTCTTATCTGTAATCTATCATTTTCTTGTAGGTTAATACTTAATCTTAAAAAAGCGAACGTATCATCGAATGTATAATCCCTTCCATGAATCAAATGAGTATCGTTATGATAAACATAGACTGCTTTTCTACTTAATTCAGTTAAATTAAACTTTTCTTTAAGGGCAAAAGTTTTAATTCCTTCGTCTTCGACAATATAATCTATAGACTTATAAGCACCACTTCCTATCATATCCGAATCAGAAAAAGCAGTAGTGCTATTTTTAGTCTTTGTAATTTCATTGATGATATTATCGACGAAATCGGGTATATTTTCATCGAAAGACAATTCTAATGATTTAGAAATAAAATTATTTTTAAATTCAAAATAAGTTTTACTTGAGTATTTTATTGATTTAATAACATTAAAAACTTTATCGCAGAGCAATAAGAAAGATACCGGTGATAAGTCTTCATGTTTTAAAAATCTTTTTCCGAATTTTTTAAAATTAGAAATATCTCTCAGATTTGAATTACCTGGATACGTTCCTAAGAATTCTTTGCTGAAATCTAAAGAAGATCCCACATGATCGACTGCTTCGCCGTATGTAAAATATTTTAAACTTTCATTTAAAGGATTTTTTTCTAGACCAAGAGGAATCTCGTAATAACCATTTATTGGTTCAGTGTCGGCTAGTATTTTAACAGTTAAAATATCTCCTTGTTTTAATCTTTTATTAAAAGAAAAAATATTGTTCTTTCTTTGGTAGTCGAGTTTCTCCTCGAACCCGTTTATTTCGAATTTTATTTCGAATACTGTCACCGAATCCCAGTCGATAGACTTTAGTTCAATTATATCTGTATCATTTTCGAGAACAACAGAATCTATTAGTATCTGTTGATATTTAGGATCTAACAGTTTCCAGCCATTTTCAAACCCCTGGCCGTTTATTTTATAATAACCCGAAGAAATTGATTTGGTGATCGGTGTTCTATCTTCTAAAAAAGAAAATTCCTGATTATCCCAGACCCACTCAAATTGTATATCTCCAACATTATCAATATTAAGATATCTTAAAGAAAATCCTAATTCTGTATCTTTTAGTCCATTTCCTATCCTATATGAAAAAATTGTCGTTCCAGAAAATGTGCTGACTGGATATTTTTGTATATCAGAAAAACTCACTTCGCTTTCATCGTAGGCGTCAAACAAAGGAGGCTGATTTACTCCGGTCTTTTTTTGACTAGATATCCATTTTTCTTCTTCGCCCACTATTCTTTTATTGTTTTCGTCGAACTTTGGTATTTTGGCATAATGATACATCAGGCCCGAATTTTTTTGTCCGCGTCTTATTAATACTCCTTGTCCGATAATAGATTCTGCGTCCGGCTCTTCTGCTAAATGTATCTGCCTACGACCGTTGTGCGTTATAAATTTAACCTTATAGATTTTGTTGTTTGTTAAAAAATCTTTGTCTGCTGTTACAAGAATCCTAGCACCGTCAAACAAAAATTCTCCGTCGACATTATATCCCGAACTACCTTCTATTTTACTAAAAACATCGTCAGTAAAATCTTCTATATAATCTACAGTTGTTTTGGCAATAGATCCATGATTGAATAATTGTAAATTAGAATTAAACTCTATTATCGGCCTTTTTGCTCTTGAATTTTCGTCTGCCGGAAAATCAGAACCTCTAGATTTGTAGGCATATTCTAAAACAGATCTGTGAAACCATCTATTATATCGACTCCACGGATTGCGATCTCGGCTATCTCTAGCAGATACTATGTAATCTTTGTTAGCTGGAAAGGCCGAAGCATCGTCGAAAGGTTCTGTATCAAATCCCTCTATATCGAATAAAATATCAGGGGCGCCGGCGGAGAGAGAAGGAACAACTAAATCTAAGACATTTGTCAATGTTATAGATTCTCCCACGCCCTCAACTATCCAGCTTCCAGAAGAATATTTTCCGGGAAACACTTGTCCGGTAAATTCTATAGTTAAACCGTTTGTGAATTCTACTCCATTACTGCTTTTATAATTGACTTTACCTAATATTTCTTTTTCTATATCTATAAATGTATTTGTATCAATATTAGCTATTATAATTTTACCTAATCTATTAGGATCGATCGCAGACTGATAAAAAAGTATATCGGGAGCATTTTCAGGAACTTCAAAAACTAGTTCTCCCACCTCGATTCGATTGTTTATAACTCCCTGATCGTAATCAAGAGCCTTACCTGCCGATACTGGTTCGACTAATTCCCAATCTTGAGAATTTTCATCTATAGTGCTGCCATCTAAAGGACTTATTTCTCTTTTAGATCTCCAAACTTTATTATCAAATACCACTAATTGATTTGTCTGATAACTTGCATTGGGATTAAAGATCAAAGATCCGGTATCATAATTTGTTCTTAATACGAACGGTTCGCCGGGAGCATTAATTTGAAATTTATATTTCTGTCCTCTATATAAAGTTATCATAGGATTATTCGTAGCACCGTCAGGAGATAATATCCACGATGATCCCAACCCTAAAGAAACCCTATAAGAACTTATAATCTTTGTATAATTTCCAGAAACTTTTATAGGTGGCGGACACAGCGGTTCCCAATAATATTCTCTATAGTTGACATATTTGTCCCAATTAATAGGAGGAGACCAGGTATAATGCTGTTGCTTGGTAATCTTGTCATCTCTTTCTACAGTGTTTCCAAAGAATTTTATCTGATTTTTTAAATCAATATAATCATAAAACTCAGAAACCGATTCATTGTCGCCATTAATCACAACTCCCGGCTCTAATTGATATCGACTTCTTAGAGTGGCATCATTATCTAAGTATATGTCGGAAGAATTATAAGTCTTTCCGTATCTTCTTCCGATATAGCCTGTGATTTTTTCTAAGATACCTGGCTGTACGAGAGGGTCAACAACCGCTCCAAAAAATTTCTCATTATTCTCAGTCTGAAATACCTGAGGAAGCAATTCGGTCGTTCTTCTCAGAGGTAGCTGACTTTTCGGAAAAATTTTGTCTGTCATGTTAATTCATACTCTTATTAATTTCAGCTAAATCAATCGATTCTACGATATCAATGTCATCAACAACTGCGCCGCTAATGAATATTTCATCAGCCCTAGATTGTATTTCAAATAGATTTCCAAACGTCTGTGTAGTTTGTTTTGGAATGATAGCTATGTTGGTTATATCTGGAGAAACAGAATTAAGCACGTAGGTCGTAAGCTCTCCTAGATAAAACCTGTCTCCAAAATCCCAATTATTAATATTAAAAAATTCATTCATTGAAGAAATAATTCTAACTTTTAAATCGTTATCATTAATAGATCTTTCTTTATTTTTTACAATTTTAAATCTAGCTTGTAATTTTTCATCAGCGGTTGCACCAAATAATACTTTATATTTTGCCGGATGATATATTATTTCATCGCTTATAGATTTAATAGAATCTAATTTTGAACCAAAAACGATTCTCAATGTATCGTTCGTTGGAGGGGTTGGCTCGTTGGTCAATCCCCCAGATAAAAATTTTCTATATTCTAAATCGTATCCTCGGGTAAGAAGATAAACATCGATAATATTGCTTGCACTAGGATCTATCCTTCTATCTTCAGATGCACTATGCATATATTGGAATTTTAAATTAGACCTTCCTATATTGGCTTTGTATGAACTTTCTAAAATTAGGGTATTGGTCGTAGCATCAAATCGCTTGATTCTGTTTTCTGAGCCATCATAAAAATAAATTAGCTGACCGTCTGGCAACATCTCCGTTGACAAATTTAATTGAGATTCTCGTTGTCTCAGAATGACCGATTCGTCATTAACTATTTCATATCCAAAATTTCCAAAATTATCTTCTACTACTTTGAAGAATAAATATCTCAGATTTAAATCTGTTCCTGCTATCGATTCGAAAGATTCTGGATCATCTATCACTCCGTCGTTGTCTCTATCTGTAAACGATATTTTAATTTCATCGGTTTTTTCAAAACCGTCCTCGAATTTTATAGGACCTGCCACGGTAAAATTGACATCCCTAACCAACGGATTGATAAAATCGTTTCCGGTGTTTATTCCTAGAACCTTGATGTTGTCTCTAATGACCTTCGAAGTGCTTGGATCATAGATCTTAGAAGACGAATCAACATAAAATCTATTCTGTCTTAGGCTGCCGAATCTATATTCTAGGCCCCTAATTTTAACTCTATATTCATCTGCTTTTTTAACAAACGATATTAGCCACGATGCATCTAAATTGTTCCTGGTTGTATCACCGGTTTTTCCTAGACTAAAATCTGATGTAAGATCAATATTAGGTGAATCGATAATTTTCCAAGATGTTGAATTGATATCATATCTCAGACCAAAATTTTGATTCTCTACTAGCTGATTTATGATTTCAATTTCGAGAGAATCAGAAATAGTATTAATAAATCTGGGCACTATTCTGCTCGCAATGGCTCCGCTAGGGATCACATCACTAAAAACAATCGGGCCAGATCCATTAGATAAAGTACCTCTACCATTATTGGTTCCGTCGCCAACTATTCGTACTACTTTAGTCCATAGATAAGAAACCTGATTAGGATCAGATATGTCTTCGTCTACGAGACTATTATTTTTAAATTTTTTGCCACTAGGAGGAACAAATTTTATAAGAGATTCTGCAGAAAGAAATTTTAAACTGCTTGTGCTAAAAGATCCTACTCTTAATAAAAAGTCATCTATACGATTTTTAAAATACCCAGTAGATTGATTTATTCCGGAAGTTATTCTAACCCACTCTTCTCTTTCATCGAGAAATAATATCTTATCATACTTGGTCAAATAAAAATTATATATAGGAGAATCTTTAATTTTTTTCTCTATATCTTGCCTTAAAAAATTTAATATTTCAATTCTATTTTTAAATTTTAAAGTCAACGTATTTTCAATGTCTTCTTTATAGATGTAACCGTCATCAGCAAACACATTTATAGAACTATATTTCCCAGAAGAATCGATCAAATCAAAATTCCTAGAAATACCACTGCTTATTCTATTGATAGATTTTACTTTTAAAATTTCCTGGCTACTAGATAAAGGCGCCAACTGATAATCTTCAGCTGTTATCATTCGATTCTGTGTATAATATACTGCAGGTGCACGTTGTTTGATAGAATCTATATCTTCGGTAGGTGAAGAATTATTTACGGTATAATTTAAAGCTAAATTTACATTGAGAGTTTCTAAAGATCCAAACTTACTAATATAAGGAATTGAAATATTAATTCCTCTCATTTCGGCAGGAGTGATAGAATAATTTAATCCGTTGCTAACTCTATAATATACTCTAAAATTTCCTCTAGGTAAATTACCATAAACTCCGTCTGCAAATAAAAAGTCCACCGCATCATTTTCTTTAGTTATGACTGAATATATATTTCTTATATCGTTTGCGATGCTATTGTATGCAATGTTTGATCCTACTAAACTTGACACCTGCTGCCATTGATCTTGCTGGACATTTGAAGAATTAATCGAAAATAACCATAGATCATCATTGTTGATATTTTCTGCGTTAATTGCTACTCTTTCATTTATAGTAGGAGCATCTATAGAAAAATCAGCTACTTCTAGACTTCCTTGTTTAAACATCATAAAAAAGCCCGTGTTTGAACTAGCTGGTCCTCTGCCGTCTTGACGATAAAGAAAACCTAGCTGATTACCGGGAGTAGGAGATTCTTCGTAGATAAATTCTCGTCCTTTAAAAGAGGTGCTGATAATTTCAAACACCATGCTTCGACTAGCTACTGTTTTATTAAAACTAAAAAGAGGAACATCTCGTATCGCTGATCTAAAGCGATACTGTTCGGTAGGTATTCCCTGAATAGTTGCCGATCCTTGATTTCTTCCAAATTCGGTATTATCAGACATGCTGGCATTTAAAACTAATAAAAACTGTTCTAACCAGTTAACATTGGTTGGATCATTCCAACCTATAATTTGTTCTGCTAGGTTTCTGCCGTTGGCATCGAAAATTTCTTCTGAGGTAGAAATAGATGTAAATTTTAACAGACCATTAGCAGCTATATTTCTTTTTGCATTATAACTAAGCATTCTAGCCAGTCGAAGTACGCTTTCTTTTCTATCAGCAAGCTCTAAAAAGTTTTCTCGACTCGCTAAGTCTATTCTAAAACTTAAACTTTGACCGAGGAATGCGACAGCATCAATCAATGCCATGTATTCTGAAGACTCGATATAATCGTTAAAATCTTCTGGATAATTTTCTCTCAGGTAGGTGAGAATTACTCTGCGAAGATTTTCGAAATCATAACTTTTAAAATCAGCATTTTTAAAAGTCTGATAGATCCTAGTCCAATCTTGATTTAGTATTAAATTGTTCTGTCTAGATGTAGTAGTCATTGTTTTCCATAGCTTTTTTTATATTTATTGGGTGAAATTAACTTATAATATTATTATTTCTATCAAAATTAAAAGTCATTCTTTCGCTGATATTAAAAGGCAAATAAATTATATCTGCTTCTATCCGTATTCCTTGATCTGTGGAATCTACTATCACAGAATTGACCGCTATTCTTGGATCATAATTGATTATTTCTTCCACATCTCTGGCTATAATTTCTTTTACTTCCTCGGTAAAATTTTCAAACAACATGTCCCAAATAACCGTACCAAATTGCGGATTTTCTAATTTTTCTCCTCGTTTGATATAAAAATGATTTAGCAGGTCTTGTTTGACTAAATCTATATCATACAACTTGAAATTTCTTTTATTATTAGTACTGCTGAACCCTTTATAGGTAAATGTGTTCGAATTCTGTTCGGTTCTAGCAAATTGGCTAGCTACTATTTTTTGATTATATAAACGTGCCATCACGATATCTCCCTATCGGTTTTATCAGGAGTTACGAGATCGGGGGCAAAATTTTCGTGCAGTGCCCAAGGCTCGTGCATGGGGATGCGTGTCATAATGCTTTCTATTTTACCGTCCTGATATTTTTTCTCCCAACCTACGTCTTTGGATGTTTTTAAATTTTCTCTAAGCTCTAAAGGTTCTAAGATACTGGCTTCTGTAGCTTCGACGGCGGTTTTTGCAGGAAAACTGTTCATGTCAATCCTAGCGGCCGATTCTGTGTGGTTACCGCCTGTCTTGATATCCGTGTCTCCACCTGCTGTGTATTTCTGGTTTCCGCCTGTTCGAGCATCTAGATTACCAACTGTAGTAATTTTTTGATCGCTGCCTACTTTGAGATCATAATTTGATCCCGTGGTTATTTTTGTATCAACATCGATCTTTATATCTAAGTTGTTTCCAATGGTGATTTTTGAATCATTAACGATGTAAAATTCTAGATCAGTGGCTATATCGGCGTGCCAGCGTCCGGTTTCTGTGCGAAAATTTATGTTTCGACCTGCCTCCATGTTGACATCTCTGTCAGCTCGAATATTAAGATCGTTTTCTGTGTGTATACTAATGCTATCCTGCGAATAGATATCTATCTTGCCATTGCTGGTTAATTCTACCCATGCTGTACCTCGAGCATTTCCTATATAGATTAGATCTTCAGAATTATGAAGAAGTATTTGATGGCCTGTTCTTGTCCTTACTCGAAAGTATTCTCCGTAAGGTATAGTCGGATCTCCTTTTTCTTTGTTAAGAATATCAGCATACGCATTTCCCTGTCCTAGTTCTCCAGCTGGTTTTTTGCGTTGGTATCTATCATCGCCGTCATCAAATACCAACTGTGTTCCGCCTAGCCTACTTACAGGAACAGGTGTTGGTGTAGGTCCTTGAATTTTTCCAATCGGTGCTTTTTTTGCCCCTGGTCGTTTATCTAGGGGTCCAGGGGTCGAAATCCCAAAAACAGAGCTAGGTACTTCTCTTCTCGCCGATGCCGTTGTAAATCCTCTAATATCGTCTTCTAACAAACCCTGACCTAAAAATCGATCAGCTATAGGATGCACTGGTTTTTTTATCTTGTCAACGTCTACTCTCTGTTCTGTGCTGTTTATTTTTTTATTAATTTCTGCTACGGGCAACGGCAGTGTTGTGTTATATTTTTTCTTGTCGGCTTGATCTAAATCGTTTTCCAAAGATGCTCCGATCGCTGGTACCATGTGATTGGCAAATCGAGGAGGAACACATGCGAACCAATATCCTTGACTAGGATCGCCATCTACGAAAAGACACAAAACATTTACTCCAACATCCGGCGGGACAAACCACATACCATAACTTTTCTGAGTGTCGTTATAAGCATCGAATGTAGAAGACTTGCTCGCGGTGTTAAGTCCCATAAATTCAAATCCGGTGTTACCGAAGAATGGGCTAGCATACTTGACTATGTAGGTTTGATTAGCATCACCCGGAGTATTTCCTTGTTCTCTCATTAGAGTTACTTCTAATCCTCCTGTAAATGTTGGATCGAGATGACTGATTACCCTAGCTAGATAAGTACCGGTTCCTACGTTTGCCTTGCTGGTTCGATTAACTGCTGTTCTTTTTTGTTGTGCCATGTTAATTTATGTCTCTGTTTTCTTCTAATGGTGGCAGTCCTAATCTAGCTCTTACTATAGGATCGTCTCCGGTGTAAGGAGGTGCATTAGGATCTCCTAGACTGTTGACAAATCTATCGATCCGGCCTATCGACGGAGGGCTGTTATCGGAAGGAGGTGGCGAAGAAGAAAAATCAGGGAATAGTTTTAAAGAAAACTGAGGATTATTGCTTTCTAACATGCTAGACGGCTGTTTCTTCTCTTCTTCAATCTTTGTTAGTGCTACAGTTTCTTTATCTGTCTTAGGTGGATCACCTTCAAAATCAAATGCCTGCAATGGCATTCTTAAACATTTTAATTTCTGTTTGAAACTTCCATCCGTAAAATGGCTTTCTACCATCGTGACTTTGTATATTCCGGTAAAAGGGCTGATCTTTCCTTTATTTGGCCACGCATATAAACCCGTGGTAGTGTCGACATCTGCCGGTGTTCTAAAAATAACATAGATATAGACATCGCTTCCTGTATAATTAGCTGTCCCGTCTTCAGAAATTTGAGTCGATCCTTCTTGAGCCTTCGAATAATAATTCGCGATGGCTGAATCTACTAGCCAGTAGGTATCTCCCAATACTTCTAGATCTACCGTGATTAGATCAGCACTAGATCCGTTTAAAAAAGCCTTGTGGAAAGATTCTGCAACTTTCTTTTCGGTATCTGCCGAGCCATCACCACCTTTGTTATCTTTATCTAACAGTTCGGGAGACGGATATGTTCTACGTCTTCCAGAATAGGCCAGCTGCGCTTCTGGTGCCGTGCCTTCTCCTATAACAACTGTTTTTCCTGGTTTAGGAGCAGAACCTGTCTGATCTTGATTTTGTATATTTGCAGAATTTGCTTCGGGACGAGGATTGCTTCCTGTGTAGAATAAATTGTTTATGTTGATATTAAATTTCAGTATGTCTACATTCTGTCCGGTATAGATATATTCATATTTTTTAACAATCTGTTTTTCTAATTCTTTATAACCATAAGGCACCGAATTAGGATTTGAAAAAATACTATGATGCACTAGATAAGGAGAGACTTTATAGACTATTTTTCTAGCAAAATCTCCGATTTTAGTATCATATTGTAAAAACTGCATCTGGACATCTAACTTAAACCACCTGATAAATCCTTCGTTGGTTAGTCTTCTAGGATTAACGGCATCTTTGGCATATTTAGAACTGATCACTAACTGCGTAATGATATCAGTAATGCTCTGTTTTTGTGCAAAAAGAAATTCTCTCTTTGACGGGTCTATGGTTATTTTGTCTCTCTGTATCTTGCCGGTATTGGGATCCACTTTGTCCCGCTCGAAACCAAAACCAAAATTTCCGCCATATGACGGGCCAAAACCAAAGACCGACGCTCCTATATCATTAGGATCATAATCTAAAGTTTCAGATGCCACAGGACCAGAAGCGGATGAAAGGCCTTGGAACGCCCCTTGCGAACCGGCGGACGAAATTACTGTCACTCCTGGTATTTCTCCTGTATCTCCTCCAGAAGTAGTCGCACTTGGTGCATCCGGTAGGGGTTTTTTAAAGACCTGTGATTTTTCAGACTCTGTAGGAAACTCTATTACATATTCGTCTGGAAAATTTATTTTTTTCTCGTTGACTAATGTTTTTTCGACGTCGTTTAGAAGTTTTGTTAGGTTATCGCAGACTTCTTTAATGCTTCCTCCGGTTAATTTCATGTCGGTATAAGTTATATTATGCACATCACTAAAAGCGATATGATTAAAAGGAATTCCTTCTACTTTATACTTGCTTCCTCCTTCGTTGACTTCAAACTTTACCGACGTTAGTTTCATCACAAAATATTTAGGTTTGACGACCTTATACACATTCATTAATTCATCATAACCTAAAAAATCTAATTTTAAGACGTACGGTGCATTATCAAGATAATTTGCATATCCATTTTTCCTTGCCGCCACTTGCATGCTTTGTAACAACAGTCCCATACTAAAAGGCTCTATGATTTCAAAACTGAATTTTATTGCGTTTTGATTCCCTGTTTTAGGCGTGGCAGAAATGATAGAATTCATTTGAAAATTATTAACAAAATATTCAGGAACACCGCTGGCTGTAGAAGCACGTTGCGATCCGTATCTTCCACCTGAACTAAAAATAACTCCTGTTAAGGCGCTATCTTTATTTCTATACAAAGTAGGATTATTAAATTGATCTTTTGTTAAACAGGCCATGGTCCACATCGGGCTGTATGAAGCAAAATTCAAAAGAGGATTTTCCACTAGCTTTTCAAATTTTGATCCGCTTTTGGAATGTATTCTATCTTTGGTTTTGTCTTCCAGCGAACTATTTCCGTTCACTATTTTATCAGCGGCAGATTCTTCTTTTTTACCTGTTAATTTTTCTATTAATCCTTTGGACAACGAGGAACTATTTGGCAATACAGTTGCCGAAGTACCGTCGGGTTTTGTAGACGGTGAAATTACACCAAGATTCCTAATCGTGCTAGAAAATGAATCAGCAGCCGAAGAAAAATTTTCTCCTAGCCTAGCTCTGGTGGAATTAAATTGATCGATCCTTTGATTTACGTTGTCGACCGTCTGATTTCTATTTTCAAAAATAGACATTTATACTCCTAAAAATTTTTCTAGGTTGCTTTTTTTAGGTAGAAAAATTTTTACTCCAGGAATGAAATCATATATCGGATCTTTTATGATATTCATATTCCTCTGCACAAATACCCACCATAATTTAGATGTACCGTATAGATCGTAGCTTAAGAGATCTGGTCTATGTTTATATTGATTTTCTATAACGTATTGAAAATCGTCTGGCTCTGCAGGAACCGGACGTATTCTTAAAGTTTCTAAATAGAAATTGTTCTGGGGCGTAGAAGACCACGGACTAGTATTGGTATAAATTGCCATTATAGATATCCCACACCTTGATCGCTGACCATTTTGCCGGCCGCATAATTTTTAAGATCAAATTTTCTCAACGATTGCCTGCTGTAAATCGGCACGCAGGTTATAGTTATCGTACTGAGAATAGGAACCCAGGTGTTGGTGCCAAATAAATTGCATCTTATGTAATTAACATCGTCTTTAAACTCTACAGAAAACGCTGTAATAATGATAGGAATTCGATCAAACACGCTTGCTCCATATCCTGTCAGGTTGCATATGATAGGGGGGTTTCCTGCATTTTCACCTTGACCAAAAAACATTTTGGTCGCAGTCTTGAAAAACGTAGTGGCAGCGATCCAATAGGCTGCATCTGTTTCGGTCTCTGCTGGAAACTCGCATGAAATCTGTATGTCGTCGATGGCACTATTTTTATAAGAATAGTACGGATAGTTGGTATGTACTGTTTCTACATTGGTGTAATTAGCTTTGGTACTCAGCGTAATGTTAGGTAAAAATGGAAAAACCACGCCACCGGTCTTTTCTAGCGCATCAAACATAGAAGAATTGAATACTTTCCATGGGGCTTGTATCCTGACCCTCCAATCGTCTTTGCTACCTGGATTTAGTTTAATCGCAGATCCTTGGCTTTTAACGTATTCTGCTCCAGATGGAATGTTTCCTCCTCTTCTTAAACTTAAAATATCGTTTAGTGTGCCTGCTGCTTTAGATATAGAACCCGCTAGTTGGCTGATTCCTCCTGCAAGACTTCCTCCTGACAGTTTGCTTAAACTGCTGGAAATATCGGCTGTGATCTTACTGGTATTGCCGGCAAGGCTCTGTAGTCCTGGAGCGGCCTGTCCCAGTGCAGATGTAAATTTTCTAGCGTCATCGGCGAAATTATTAACTCCGTTCTTGATGGCAGATGTAGCTCCGTTTAGACCGCTGCCCAATTCCCCGCCGAGATCGCTGATTTTTTGATCTAGATTTGCTTTAGAAATCTGATCCTTTAGTCCAGCAGCGCCGGCGGAGATAGAATTACTAACTGGGGAAATAGCTTGGCTGACAGATGATACTAATTTAGCAAAAGGATTAGTGGGTAATGGCATTTGATAATATTTCTCTCAATAATGGTATTTATTATTGGAAAAATGTGCTAATATAATATGTACTAGGAGAATTCTATAGAATGACACCACAACCAAAAATAAAATATCTAACAAACAAGGATCTTTTAAGAGAGATACATCTTTCAAAAAATACATACTGTTCTTTTGTAAAAACAGAATATCACGAATACGATTTGATCGTTCCTAATCTAGAAAAAATCAATATCAGAACCATAGCAGAAGCTAAAAGACACAGAGCAACTAGATTAGGAAAATTAGCTCATTCTGTAGCCCAAGAAACAGATAAAAAAGCATCTGCCAAAGATTTTGAAATCAACTACAAAAAAATCCCTAAGACAGATCTAATATTTCGAGTGATGACGTTTGAACACGTTCCATTAGCACCGGGCCGTAAGAAGACGCTAAAAAACACCGCTGACAGCCACGAGAAAGTGAACTTTCCTCCGTTCCAACACTGGAAATTTGATGATAACGACAATCTCGTCTGCGTAGGCAAAAGCCATTGGCAAGGTCCGATGAAATCTGGCAAATTCAACAAAGAACACGGCCGCATGACTGACAATCTAGCACGCATGTTCCTGAAACTCTGCGAGCGTTATGCCACACGCGGCAATGTCCGAGGTTATACCTACAACGACGAGATGCGTGGACAGGCCATCCTACAGCTCACTCAAATAGGTCTTCAGTTTGACGAAAGTAAATCTGATAATCCTTTCGCTTATTACACCGCTGCTGTTACTAACTCGTTTGTTAGGATCATCAACATCGAGAAACGAAATCAAAACATTCGGGATGACATACTGGAGATGAACGGTATGAATCCTAGTTGGACAAGACAGAACAGCGGAAACAATAACGGTATGGTCCAAGAGCGCACCTCCGGAAGCACTTCCGAAGGCAGTAGCGACTGGGATTGATCTTTACTCACAAAGGTTATACAATATATCTATGAATCTATTTAAAAAGGTAGCCTGTTTCACAGACATACATTTTGGTCTGAAGAGCGGTAGTAGGACACATAACATAGACTGCGAAGAATTCGTCAAGTGGTTCTGCGAAGAAGCTGAACGAGAAGGTGCGGAAACCTGCATCTTCCTAGGCGACTGGCATCACAATCGTGCCAGCACTGACGTTTCTACTATGAACTATACTCTGTCAAATCTCGAGCGCCTGAGCAAGAGCTTTGAACAAATGTATTTCATACTGGGCAATCACGATCTTTTTTATAAAGACAAACGTGAGATCAACTCCGTAGAGTTCATGCGGCTGTTCCCTAACATCGTGCCGGTGAGAGAACCTATCACGGAAGGAGAGGTCACTATCCTTCCTTGGCTGATAGCAGAAGAATGGAAAGATATTCCCAACATCAAAAGCAAATATATCTTTGGTCATCTAGAGCTTCCCAGCTTCTATATGAATGCCATGGTGCAGATGCCTGATCACGGTCAGTTGCAGCGCAGCCATTTCGTCAATCAGGACTATGTGTTTACTGGGCACTTCCACAAGCGCCAGCAGGCAGGCAACATCGTCTACATGGGCAATGCTTTCCCGCACAATTATGCCGACGCCGGAGACGATGATCGAGGTATGATGATATTAGAATGGGGTGGCACACCGGAATATCGCACATGGCCTGGTCAGCCTACCTACAGATTGTTCAAGCTCAGCCAGATCATCGATAAGGGAGACGAACTGTTGAAGCCTAAGATGCACTGCAGAGTAATTATCGATGTACCGATTACATTTGAGGAAGCTAATTTTATCAAAGAACAGTTCATTCCCCAGTATGATCTTAGAGAGCTGATGCTGATTCCAGAGAAAGTAGAAGTAGAATCTAATGCTGTGCCCATCGATCTAGAGTTCGAATCCGTGGATACCATCGTGATGAATCAGATCAATGCCATCGATTCAGAAGCCTTTGACAAAACTCTGCTGCTAGACATATACAAAGACCTATGACTATCAAGATAAAAAATCTAACCGTGCGTAATTTCATGAGCGTGGGCAATCAGACCCAGGCCATAGACTTTGATAAAGGTCAACTGACATTGGTCTTAGGTGAGAATCTAGACCTAGGCGGTGATGACAGCGGCGCTAGAAACGGCACAGGCAAGACCACGATCATTAACGGACTTAGTTATGCTATCTACGGTCAGGCGTTAACCAACATCAAGCGAGACAATCTCGTAAACAAGATCAACGGCAAAGCCATGTTAGTAACCTGCTCTTTCGAAAAGTCAGGTGTAGAATATCACATCGAGCGTGGTCGCAAGCCTAATCTGCTTAAGTTCAGCATCAACGGCCAAGAACAGCAACAGAGCGATCAAGACGAGAGCCAGGGAGATAGCCGAGAAACCCAGAAATCCATAGAAGTGCTGTTCGGAATGAGCCACGACATGTTCAAACATCTAGTGGCATTAAACACCTATACAGAGCCTTTCCTGTCTATGAAGGCAGCAGATCAACGAGCCATCATCGAAGAGCTGTTAGGCATCACATTATTAAGCGAAAAAGCGGAACAGCTCAAAGAACAGATCAAGTTTTCAAAGGATGCCGTCGCCGCAGAAAACACCCGCATCGAGACCGTCAAGATATCTAATGAAAAGATCCAGCAGAGCATCGAAGCACTGGAGAGGAAAGAACGCCTCTGGACTGAAAACAAAGGCAAGGCCGTCGTTGATCTAGAAACCAGCATAGGTCATCTGGAAAAGATCGACATCGAAGCGGAGATCGCTGCGCACAAATGCTGGGACGACTATAACAAAAAGAAACAGCGCAAGGATGCTGCGGAGAAATGGATCGCTAACATCACTGCGGACAATCAAAAGCAGGAACGATTGATCGAAAAACTGAAAAAAGAGATAGCCAGCCTCGAAGCCCACAAGTGCTATGCCTGCGGACAAGACGTCCACGACACTAAACAGGCGGAAATACTGGCAAGCAAAGGAGAGCAGGTTCGAGAAGCAGCTCTGCAGATCTTAGCCAACCAGACGCAGGAGCAGGAACATCAGGACACGCTGAAAGAGATCGGTGAG